AAGGTGTGTTGATGTAATGCTTCCTGTACCAAGACCAAGTGCAACATCATCGACATCACTATCTCCCTGAATTGAGAAGTTTCCGGTGACAACACCTCCATCAAATGTTACTGTACGAGAACCCGACCATTTTGTAGCAGTGGATGCATTGCCATTCAATGTCGCGGTAATGGTTCCTGCTGAGAAGTTTCCAGATGAATCACGGGCAACTACTTTACTTGCTGTATTTAAATTTGTAGCATCAACACTGAATTTGGTTTTACGATTTGCATAAGCAGGATCAGACCCATTAGGTCCACCAGACCAATCGGAAATACCATTAGAAACAAGATAATCACCTGCAACGAGAGAAAACTCTACATTTGATGAGGTACCTTCAAATGTTTTTGCAACAAGTCTTTCAGTACCTAATGTCCACTCACCTTCACTTTCATCCCAAAGGAATGACTTGTTATCTGAAGTTCCACGTTCGACGATAAATCCTGCATCAAGTGATGGTGTTCCATCTTCATTAGAATTGAGGACAATTACATTATCCTCAATATTGACCTCTTCAGCAGCTTTGAATACTGCAGAAGATCCACCATTCATGATTAGGTTGCCCGATACAACTAGGTTTTCACTGACATTCAACTGTCCTGCAATTGTCACATCGTCAGGTAAACCTACAGTAACCGTACCACCAGATCTAGAAACATTAACCTCATTTGATGTTCCGTTAACAGTGATGACAGCACCACCTGAACCACCTGCCAAACTCACGTGACCGTTAGAGGCAACTTGAAATGAGTCTGGATCAAAAGATGCAATACCATGAACCGCACGAGCAGCTAATGGAATACTATTGGCAGTAACTCCTGTCACCTGCCCCTTTGCGTTGACTGTAATTGTCGGTACTTGAACACCGTCACCATATGTTCCCGCAGTAAGATCTGAAACAGAAGCAAGTTGAGAAGTAGATACCCCTCCATCTTTAATAGATACTGCACCCCCTTGAACCCCAAAGTCATTCGTATTGAAACTGGCAATACCTTTAACTGACGTTGTTGCTTCTGGGACAGAAGCAGTAAAATCACTACCATCTGCTGTTGAGATTGTAAAATCTCCTGTTGCATATGCAAATGATGAAACCCCTGCAACGGTTGTTGTCGAGATTGCAGTGACCAATCCCTTATCATTTACTGTAACAACAGGTATTGCGGTTGTGCTTCCGTACTGTGCTCCTGTGAGACCAGTAACAGTCTCCAACATATTACTGCGAATCGTCCCGTCTGTAACAGTATTGTTTGCATGCAGTTTATTGTTTTTACCTAAAACTGTTGTCGACCCATCTTTAATGGCACCACTAATGAAAAGATTTTGCCATTGATTAGATGAAGTGCCAAGATCTCTGGTTGCTCCTGAAGGGACTAGATCACTGTCAATAGAAGCAGTAATTGTAACAGTGTCTCCAGTCGCATTACCAATATCCACATCACCTTGAAGATCAGTATCACCAGTTACAGTAAGATCTGTGAATGTGCCTTCTGGAGCAGATACTGTTTGACCATCCGATAGAGTCACATCTCCTTTTACAGTGAGAGCACCGTTGATTGTAGCATCATTGTCCACAAATAAATTGTTTGCATATGCGTTGTTGGCATATACCTGTTCCCATCTTTCTGAGGTACTGCCAAGATCATAGTGTCCAGTGCCGTCATCGGCATCGGGAATCACATCACCGCGTACTCTTGAGCTTGTATCAATTTCTACCCATGAACTATTAACTCGCATGTTGCCATCGAATGTCGATAGTCCTTCCACAGAGACGTTCGCAAAATTACCTTTAACAGTAATAGTATCTGTGGACGCATCACCAAGTTCAATGTCACCAGATAAGAATGTGTTTCCTGTGACGACTAATTCATCTTGGAATGTGGCATTAGAAGAGAATACAGTATTTCCGTTATGTACGGTCTTTCCTGTAACAGTGACTGTGTTAGAGAATGTTGCACTGCCTGTGAGAGTGGTAGATCCTCCAACAGTCAGATCACCGTTGGCATTTAAATTTTGTGAAACACCAAGTCCACTGAATACACCTGCACCACCATTCGTAGTGTCTGCCCATGCAGTTCCCCATTTACGTGCTGAAGAACCAAGGTTACCCGCTGCGTCAGTCTTAGGAATCAATGATGTCGCAACACCTTGACCAGAACCAGTTGCAATCGACAATTCATCAATGTTTGCAACACCGTCTACATATAGATTTCTCCACTCACGATTGGGTGCACCAAGATCATGCTGATCATCTTGTCCATCTGCAGGAAGAACATTTCCAGATGAAGATACCCCACCGAGTTCTACGTTTGACGTGAAACTCAGACGACCATCAGAATCTACTGAGAATACTTCTGTGTTTGTTGAATCTGTGATTACAAACTTAGAATCTCCATCGTCGTCGACGAGAGATAGGTAAACATCAGATGTTCCTGCGGAACCAGATGCCATGAAAAACCGCGCACGATCAACTCCATTTGAAAGAATCAAAGCAGGAGAGTCATTGTTATCACTGAAAGAAGTGTTAGCACCAGAGAGAATGAGATGCGCAGAGTTTGATGATAGATCTGAAATGTCTCTTAAGGTCAATGATTTGAAATTGACCACATCACTTTCGTCTTCCATTCTAAGGAATTGACCTTTGGTACCACCAGTCAATCTGATTCTGGAAATGTCTCCCATGATAAGTCTGTTTGCACCAGAGGTAGCAAAGTTCACATTGCCTTGGAAGATAGTATTAGATGTAATTGATAAAGTTACTGCATTGACAGTTGCGTTAGAGTAAACGTTTAACCAAGAACCTGCGTCTGAGGTATTTCCAGATCTAATATCATTTGTTCTTAAGACACCTGCACTAAACGTTCCGTCGACATGAGAGTTTCCTTTTGCGTAACCTCCACGGTTAGCATCACCACCCGGATTCACTGTAATAGAATTATTCGATATTACAGTTGCCATCAGGTTAGTGTTCAGACGCCACGTTTCGAAATTGTCTGTTAAATTAGTATTTGAAATAGATACTGTCATTTACTTATCTCTGTAATGAGTTGATGAAGCATGGATTTGATTTCACCTATCTCTTGCTTCATCTGGTTTATCTCTGATTCTTTTTTTCTTTCAATATCCCGTCTCATTTTATAATTTTCGAGTGAGGTTAAATCGTCGTTTAACACTGCACTCGAATCCATGTCTCTTACGAGATCTTCATTATCTACTATTCTACACTTCATTATTTCTGTAACGCAATTGCTCTCATGTCTCTAACAACAGGTACAATGTTTGTTCCTGTACTTGTCAAAACAATCTTAATGGCAAACGTATTATATGTATGATGCACAGAACCATCACTAGATCTATATGCAACAACTCCACTGTTAGCACTATTTAGTCGTGCATGCGAGTTAGCTGCTGTCAAGAATCCTTGTCCATTTGTATTTGCAGAGAATCCATATTCATACTCAATGATGTCATCTCTATCAACAGAATCTGATCTTGTTTCTGCACTTGTAATCTGCGTCAATGGAGTGAAGTCTTTCAAAGAGAGATCTTCTGCATCTGAAGGATTATGAATCTTTGCATAAACTTTAACGTCAGTTCCAGATGGTTTCCATGCACTCACGAACACCTTGAGATCTTCTGCATCGTTTCCTTTTGCAAGTTCTACTGGTCTTGTGATATATCTAACCGACGCACTACCAACTTCTTTATGCTCATCAGTTGAGTCGTTATTGATTCTATTTTCAAGAACAATCGCATTACATCTAGATGTATCGATAACAGGTGATACACGAGTGTCAGTCGTATCAAGAGTGCCCTTAAAGATAAGAGTCTTCTTAGATGAATCAACTGCAGAGAGGGCATCACCATTTGTGTGACCGTATACTTTCTTCTCCGCATCAGTGAAATCGTTCTCTTCGGAAATATTTACAGACTTGTAAGCACTGCTAATCACACCAGAAGTAGAGGTTGTTCTAACTGCCCATGTTGCACTTGTGTTGGCATATGTCAGTTGAGGAATCTTAGGAACAACTGTGTTCATGACGATGTTGTCGACAGATTCTAAAGTAGCAGTTGCAAGAGAAGATACCCCTCTTATATTATCACCTGCAGAGAATCCTCCCGTTGAACTTTCGATATGAATCTTTCTATTCGTAGTATCAATAAACTTGACAAATCCTCTTTCAGTGCTACCTGTCTTCTGTACCTTTTCACCGAGTTTAAATGATCCATCGATGGTACTATATGTAAAGAAGTCAATGTCATCATTTTCAATGTAAACTGTACCAGTGCTTGTAGTAAAGTCAGCACGATATAGTTTATACTTGAGATCTTCACTCTGAATAGGTGACCAAGTTTTATCGTTTGCAGAAGTGAACAAGATACCGCTTGCAGGTTGTTGGTGAATCAACTCATTCGTATCAACATCATCCTGTCCAAGTTGACCTACCCACAATGCATACTCATCAGTATTACCACCCGGTAAGATAGTAATTGCATAGTCCTTTTGATTCTGAAGGAAAATTGGTGAATCAAATTCAAACGTTGTTGCATTGGTTGCGACAGAGGCATTGACTGTAACAGCAGATGCTTGCAATGTCTTAGAACCGTATGGTACGATAATTTCTGTCGGGAATCCATTTTCAACTTCACGAATCTGTACAGTAACAGGATAAGTGCTTGACTTCTTACCAAAGAATAAGTCTAGTTTGGTAATGAACACACCTTCAGAGTCACCCACGTTAACAGAGAATGTCTGTGATAGAGGATCGTGTCGAGTTGTTGTTGTGGTTACCGTTGTGACTGTTCTGGTTCTAGAGACTCTTTGATCAGAAAGCTGCGGAACCTTCATGCTGATACTAGCACCTCTTTGCGCAATATCCAATTGAATTGCAGTGTAGTCACCATGAGCAGATGTTGTAACAAGTTCAGATTGAGTAATCGTGTTAGCAACATCCTTGAGAGTAAATCTCTTTGTTCCGATTCTGAACTTCAGATTGTCATCATTAGGGATTCTAAAGTTTGCATACAGAGTACCTGTAGAATCAGTTACAAGTGCAGAACCTTCAGCAGCGGTATTCGCATGACTAGAATCTGCAGGTGTGACATAACCTGATACCAATTCGTCTTCAAAGTATGGGTATACTCTGGTATTTGGTTTCATTCTGTAAGCAGTAATCTCAACGTTTCGTGATCTGATATAGTCACGAGTTGCAACATTCGTCACCATGTTACCGAGATCAAACGTTTCGGTTGATGGACTCATTGTTGTTCTGATGCCGTTTCTAATCTGATCTTCTTGAGTCGTAGTGGTTGTGATTCTTGTTCTACGATCAGGCATCGTACTTGTAGATGATGATTCGGTACGAGTTGTTTGCCATGCACCCCAATCAATACCAGTAACACCAGTACGTCTTGCGATTTCTTCGATAGCAGAATACATGCCATCAAAGTCAACCTGAATATCAGGCAGTTCAGTGATATCTGGAGTATTGTCCATTGAAGGATTCAATTCAACTTCACCTTCCCAATTGAACGTTAGTTCCTGTACAGGATTACGTAATTTGGACGCATATGGTTGATTGATGAATTGTTCATGAGTGTAACTCAGAGTGATCAGATCACCTTTCTTCGTAACGTTTGAAGATGACAGAGTAACATCATCAGATAGACTAACGTCATACCGATTGAATGAAGGACGCAGTTCAGTTCTGTTTCTGTCGATTGCGGCACGGTATCCAACTGCTTTCGAATCAGCAACGTTGTGTCCGTCGAAATTGTCAACCAAGAAACCATTCTTGAATCTGTCCAGTCCTGTATCACCAAAGATCTGCTTGTTTCGTGCAGAAGTTTCTAGAGCATTCAGTGAAGAGTAGTATTCAAGATTCTTAACTCTTTGATCGACTGCACGTAGATCTGCCATTGTATATCTACGATTGTTAACTACGTTCAGTCCAACCCTGTAATCAAATCGATCAGATCTTTTCGCTGCTTGTGGAGATAGTGATGGGAATACAGGAATATTAACAGTTGCAATTGTCATTGCATGTGCACCACCGAATGGTTCTTGTGGAACCGGAGCAGGGATACCCTTAACAACTTCGATATTACCTTCTTTAGTCAAAGTAATCTTATCGATACGAGGCAGATAGAATTGAATATCTGTTTGGAAGTTCTCATCTGGTGTAGGACAATATGATCCTGACGAATCGATGATATACGTTGTCGATGCTGTTGGATTCGTAATCGATGGTGTTTGCACTGCAACTGCGTTAGCAGATGGTGTAAGTGAACCATACGATTTTGTCTGTCTAAAGTCAACAGAGTCTCTCAAGTCAAAAGACTTGCCTGAGTATGGTGATACGAATACAGGAATTTCTTCTGTACGAATATTAGAAGAACCAGAAGACTCACTATCGTCCACTGGATATGAATCGACTGAGAAGAAACCAATACCCGCAGAGGTGTCACGACCAAAGTAATCAAACTTAACAAGAAGACCTGCAGTTGTCAAGTCTAATGTGCTGTCTGGTTTTAACTTAATCGATGAAATATCGTAATGACCATCTTTCTGACCGTCATCCAGAATGAAGTGATCTGTTACATCATCATCTTCGTCGTCGACTCCAGTGGCAGTACCTTTATATACCTTGACTAACTTAAATGCATCAGGCACCCCGAGAGAATACGGTCCTTCAGAACTGTTTGGGTGTGTCGCACAGTTGATATGAACATACTTATTTCTGTTTGCAGTCTTAGAAGCAGGTACTGCATTCGATCTATTGATGTCGAAATAAACAGATGCACTAAACGAACTCGCAAGGTTTGCTTGCTGTAGATCAATGTTGTGCTGAGTTGATGTTGATTGAATCTGTCCATTTGACGATGTGTCAAAGGTATGTCCTTTAGGGAATCTAGTTGCGTGAGCCAAAGTAGCAGAACTGGTTTCCATTGTAGGACTTAGACTATTAACTGTCAAACTGGTGTCACTAGTAACAGATGAAATGATACCAATGTGTGTATTGACACCCTGAACAATCTTGATGACATCACCTTCTTTATACGACTGTTGGAATGTTGTACTTGTTCCAGTGATTGTTGTTCCAGACACATCTGAAATATAACCTGTATGCGGTTCTGTGTCAACCTCTTCACGGGCAACAATGATAATATTTCTTTCATCAGTATTTGTGAGAGGTAAACCTGTATCATTTAGTGTTTCAGTACCACCCGCGTGTGCTGTGTTTGGAGATACTGTACCAGAACCAGAAGCATCAAAGTTGATAGTCTTTTCCGTTCTAACAACAAACTGAGTATCAACATTGTTTGAAGAATCTTTGAGTGTCTTGGTTCCACTTTGTGTGAATGGGAATACCATTGTTCTGAGTGGACTATCTTGAAGTACCGCGGCACCATTGGTCAAAACAACATCGGCAATTGCAGTTGCACCCGTGGTGTTTTCTTGATAAATCGATTTAACATCTGAGAACGATCTGCCAGACTCCATTTGAATATCAAATAGGTAAAGTCTGAATTGACCATCAGAAGTTCCGGGTGTTCCTTCGTGCCATTGGAATCCACGAACAACCGCAGTGCCAATTTCAGTAGCACCAACTGTTGAAGTGTCACTGAAGTTAAGATCTGAAATTGCATCAAATGCTGTATCGTATAGACCAACGGTACGCAGACCTTGGAAGTCCCATGTACCAACTTGCTCATTAACAATTACATAATTACCAACAGTCTGTCCGATGACACGAGCATCTTTGGTTTCAAAATCTGTTGCTTTATCGAATGGACGTACAACTGTTTCATCGATTGAAATTCTATTACCACCAACATATGCAATAGCAGGTTCGATTTCTGCAACTAACTTGTTGATATCACCATCTTCATAACGACCAAAGTTATCAGTTCTTTTTAGATGCTCTCTGATTCTGACGTTAAATGGTTCTGTTGAGAAGTTACCATTTGTTTCGAATATTCTGTTTGCTAGTAGATCATTGACACCAGACAATTCTCTGTTTGTTTGCTGTGTAACCAATCCCTCTTCAACGTTACCAATGGAAAAGAATGTAGTTGTATTTGCTGTGTCTGAAGTAATAGGACGAGTAGCAAGAATAGGATCCAGTTTAAGACGATCAGCACCGGGTGCACTATAGTTCGTAGCACCAGTTGCATTATCTAACAATGAAGAATCTTCATTCGAATCTACTGTGCTTTCACGTGTCTCAAATCCAACCTTGTTTGATGGGGTTGTACTGTACTTCTCAAGAATGATTCCTTGAGCATCGACATTGATAAAGTGTCCTTTATGATAGATAACACCATCACTTACAGTTGCTCTTAATCCTAAACCAGTGGCACCAGAAGCAATTGTGTTAGCTGCAACAACAAATGAGTCATCAGATCTTTGTCTGACGATCAGGGTTTCGTTATTTGCAAATGCCTTGACAGTGTTATTCGATCCTGCGTTTGTATACTTAACAAAGATTGTTAGATAGTTTGGAGAGGCTGCTTCTGATCCCTCTTCAACTGCGATCAATTGTCCTTTGATTCCTGTGGTCTCACCAGTGACGACAGCATTAGCAACTGACCCGTCACTATTCTTGAAGTCATTAACAAGAACAACACGGTTGTTTGCATCCTTATCTCTTAGTTTGACGAAATCGATATTATCTGTTTTAAGACCAACACCGGAAACAACTCGACCATCGTAAACAACTTCGTTAGCAAATTTCTCAATTTGATTCTGAAGAATACTTTGAATCTGAGTCAGTTCTCTTGCCTGAACACCATACCCCGGTCTAAACAGAACACGGTGATACTTTTTGTCTTCATCAAAATCATCGAAATATGGACTTTGGTTTAGGTTGGTTTCGAGTGCCATTTACTTTACCTTAAAAATCTAGGATAATTTTAAAATCTTCTTGTTGGTCTAAATCACGTGTAACAACTGCAATGTTCTCTGTGAATAGTACCTCTCCTGAGAAAGTATTTGCTTCCGGTCCTTTTATCTCTTCAACCGTTGCAATTTCTGTCTCACTTGTGCTCTTTAGAATAATATCGTCTTTGACAAATGATGGTTTGTCACTATAACTTTCTACACTATTTAGGTACACGGTATAGAAAGATGTATCAGATTGTGTTTCGTCTTCACGAATATAAACAACTTGAGCATTAGCACCTTGAACTGCTTTTTCGAGAGAATCTGTTCTTCTCTGTGTAGGAGATAATTCTGTGATAAACTCTAGAGTTCCCTGTTCTGCTTTCAATCTCATCCTTTCATTGGTGATGATGTCTTTGACATTCAAATTATTAATAGGAGTATCCCCATCCATTTGATTGTATGAGATAACCATTCTCGATGTTAATCTTAAAGTGTCAGGAGAGTTAGAAGTATTCGCAATCGTTTCTGTTTGAACAGTATTGTTATTAGCATCCACTTTGAGAATAGGATCACGGAAAACAGAAATAGATCTGAACTCTGTGTTTGATGGAATGTATCCGTTGCCGTTTGCTGAGATCCCTTGCTGTGCACTAAATTTAATATTCAGTGCTACCTTATCACCACCAAGTTCTCTGACAGGATTGCTACCATGTCCTCCTACCGGAGAAATGATAACGTTAGCAGTTGCACCAGATCCATTCACAACATTTGATGTTAGGTATGCTTTGGCACGAGTATAGTTTTGTCCCGAATCAATAATTGATACGTTAGAAACACCTCCGTTACTATCGACTCTAGCATATGCTTTTGCACCTTGTCCGTCACCAATAATTGTAACAGTTGGTGATATGACAACACGACTATCCGTATTGGGAGTCGTAGTAAATGCAGTATTGACTGTCAACGTTTTTGTTGATCCGACGTAATTTGTAATGCGTCTTAATTGTCCAGACCCTGTTCCTGAGATAATGTATACTGAGGATCCGTTGTAGATGTTGTCTACTGTCGATGCTTCAACACCAGAACTTCCACTTAGTCTGATAGAGAATTTTCCACCCGCATCAACAACACCATTGTTGACTTGAAGATATTCGACCCCCTTATCATTGACTTCAACAATTTCAATTGATCCATTAACAGATGCGTCTTGCACTGCCACTTGTCTGTCAGATTCTGTCGACCCATCAGTCGCAGAAATCTTCTTAACAGGCATATGAACTTTTGTCAAGAACTTACTTGCATCACCCAGAGAAAGGGTGTACATGTATTTCCAAGTGTAACCATCGGATGTGGTGAATGGTGTTGTAGAAAATCCTGAAGGTTTTACTGTTGATGCCGCACCGCTATTATTGAAAAGACATTTATAGACATTGTATTCATCAGTTAAAACATAGTATGGACGTGAATATAGATTGATGTCCCTGTCACGATACATTGCGTACACTTCACCGTTTGTCCAATCGTTCCTCAATGTGACGTGACTAACATCTGTCGCATTGATTTTCTTGGCACCAATAAATTCTCTTTGCGTTTGATACTGCAAATACTGACGACTGTCTACAGGAGCAGATGGTGAAGGTTCATTGTCGTATGGATTAATATTGCCGATTGCCGCGTATAGAATCGTTGAGTTTTTCTCACTTCTTCCGTCTTCTCTATTTAAGGAATCGATGAATGCTTCAGCATTATTAATCGATAAATCTTTTGTTGCTAATTTATTAGACATTAATTAGACCCACTTCTGTAGTAAACATTTGCACTAGAAATGCTTGAATTTGCCCATGCAATTGTTAGGTTTGCAGTTGTATCTGATGTTATCTTATTTATAGGAATTGAATAGAATTGTTTGTAGTCATGTTCTACAATAATCAGTCCACCATTTGCAAAGTTAGTTTCAAATTCTGTATCCGTTCCCACAATATCAAAACTTCCGTCGGTTAGTGCAATCGTACCGTCCTTTATCTGTACAGAATTATTTGATGTTGCAACCACATCAATGTTGACGTTTGACTGAGATCTGAACTTACCAAATAATGCTTGTCCTGCAGGATGAACTAGATTCAATGCATATTCTTTATATCTGTCTAGTGAAACTGGAGAAACAATCTGATACGAGAACTCTTGATAGAAACGACTGTCTTGTACAAACCCTCTAAGAGAATCTAAGTGACCTCTTGTAGATGCATAATAACCTTCGGAATTTGCAACATCTTCAATAGTCAGTTTCAATTCAGCAGAAACAGCATTGTCTCTGTTTGGTGTCTCGACAATAACTACTTCACCGTTCTTATATGAGAATCCTGAATCGATAACACGAATTGATGTAATAGCACCGTTAGCACCAACTGTTGCATCGATGTCCGCGTTCTTTCCTAGAATACCTTTATCCTCTACCTTAACAACCTTGGCAGTTGCAGTGTCATCGATGGTACGATTGTCTGGTGTCCCCGGAACACGACTCGACCCAAAAACATTAATGGTAATCGTTGTATTGTTTGCAAACGTTTTGTTGCCGGGGTCTCTCTGTAAAAAGTCTTGCCATACTCTAACAGTAGTTTCATACGTTCCATTTGGGTGTTGAATGACTGAAGGAGTAGAAGAACCCTTTCCTCCTTTGATATCACCAGATGCACCAGTAGACGCTTGAACAACTCTATCGTTTGTATCAAATGTAGTAATCTGAGAATTTCCTGACCCCCATTCATTGTCATCCGATTGCAAAGTTAGATATTGCTCACCAATACCAAGTATAACAATGTCGGGTTCTGTTACACTAATCTTAGGTGCAACAGAAAATCCAGATCCCCCCACAGGCAGTGAAAGATTTTGAATGGTACCAAATGTAGAGGACTCAAACTGAAATGCATCTCTCAATTTAGTGTACAGTCCTTCGATATTAGTATTTGATGATGTCGACACTACGTTTGCAATTGACGTTGCAGACCCCACCCGACGAACCCCCTCATCTTCTAAGAATGACTTAAGAGGTCCGGTTTGAAACTGAGTGGTGATGTTTGAACTATTATTAGCAGATACTCTGACTGTTAATAGAGATCGATCTGGTCCAGTTGATGGTGTGTATCCGTCTTCAGTTTCTACACCAATATGCTTGACAACACCAAACGCACCTGATATCATACCAACCAGTTCATCACCTTCACTGATTGTTTCACTTGCAAGGTTTGCAATCTGCAAAGGATGCACACCAATTGCGTTTGCCGAAAACGATGTAACTGTGCCTACAGACGATCCACCGATGGTAACTGTTTCTGTTGCCGTAAATCGTTTAAACGTATCAACTTTTAAGAATGTGTCTCCATCGGTAAGAGTATTCACTGCAGTGACGACTGCATTAGCACCTGACGTAGACCCTACTAAATCGTCACCGACACTAATTTCAATAGTGTTTGCAATATTGATAACCGCATCAACATTGTCTCTGAAATCTTGCCCCGCACCAGACTCAGATGCTTCTCTGAATCCGTAATCAGCAGATGAAATCAAGACATTCGCAAATGTTTGCATCTTTCTAGCAACACCATCAGCACACGTAATAGTAGGACCGTTCGTTCCATAAAATGTGTTTGCTCCAATAACGTCAATGTTCATTGATATTGCAAAACGGTCTACAATATCTGCGTTATTAATTACAAAGGATCCCTCTTCTACACCGTCTCCCCCAGTGAAACTAATAACAGACCCATCGGTATCAGTGGACGCGGTATACCCAGAACCTCCATCATTAAGATTGAAAGTCAATACACCTTTGTAATCAGTGATATTAGTGACAACTGCTTTGGCAAATTCACCTTGATCATTTGAAATCAGTTTGACTTCATCACCAACCAGATACTTGCCCCCAGAAGTTACAATCTCTACATTAGCAATCCCTGCTTCTACCAAAGGTGAATGTCCAGTACCTGTGTCCGAAAGAAGTCGAATAGGTTCATTGTGACCAAATTTACCCTTGATGTTAGAAAGAATTATTTGCATCAAATCACGTCCGCGGACATTCTTTCTAACGATATCTTCAACCAGTGCTTCTGCTTTGGATTCCTGACCTTTAATGGTCTTACCAATGAACTGATATGTGTCCGGATCAAAAGTTGCAATTAAGTATCTGTCAAGTCTCCAATCACCATCAGAGACTTTTAATATTTGGTCTGCAGGATACTCAACATCAATCTCTTCATTGTACAATGCTCTGAACAATAATCGATATGACGCAAGGGTACCTCTTGATCTATTAAATTCTTTGATGTATTTGACCATGAGTCTTTTATCGGCAAATACTTCAAATGGAACAGAAGGTAGAAATGTATTGATAAAATATTCTAGGTACTCATCAAGAGTTGTGTTGACATCCGAATACGATTTTAAATTACGTACCGCGTCTGTCATTTTGCCAGACTCTTCTAGGTATTCGTAATATGCCTCGACAAAGGCAAGGAACTTCGGACCCTCTTCCTTATAGAAGTCTGGAAACTGATTCTTGACAAGTGAAGATATTTTATCGATAGACATTAGATTGCTTCACCTATGAGTGTAACAGATGCCTCATCCTTTTCCATAATCAAAATTTGTTCTCTCACAGGAATAACGTCTAGTCTGTCTGGAGTGCCTGATATTTTCATTTCAATACCGACATATGCTGTCGGAGCAAAATTTGAAATTTCAATATTGCCAGTCGTATAATTGATCGTGCCAACAGAATCAAGAACGATTGTTTTCTGCTTTTGGTCATTGAACCTATAGATACGAACCTTTCCGTTTCCATCATCGTCCAAGAAACACGCAAACCCTTGGAATGTAAATTGAGTAGAATTCAATGTTGACTTCCTGATTGGGTTGCTAAAGTTAACGATAACTTTTTCTTTCTTGTTTGTATTTGGTGTAATACGTTTTTCGATTTTGATTGTTGCTTCGTTGTTGAGGATGACTCCAGTATTGATATTGTCCAATGCACGAACAAACTTTGAGTAACGTAGTCTGTTACCGAATCTTTCTAAATTGTTTGTTGAGAACGTTTCGATCGCGTCCAATACACTTTGCTTGATAGCAGAAGTTGTATCGGTAGTCTTTGTCATATTGTAGTATGTTTTGATCTCTGGAATAATATAGGTGTAGTCAGCATCAACAAACAAGGGATCAACCGCAAGAGGAGTCCTGTCTTGAATCGTTTGCTTCAACTGATTCTTTCTTGTTTGTGTGACAAACTTTTCTGCAAATGGTTTGACTGCAATAATCACTTTACCATATTGAGCAGGAGTTGCGTCCTGTCCACCATAAGATGTTACAGATTCGATGTCAGGGTTTTCAGACAAAATGATTCGTGAGTAGTCATCACTAATAACTGCTCTATTCTGAGTCTGATAATTTCTAGGTGCATTGAACTTGATTGATTCAATAGTTTCTTTCGGACGACCACCCGCTGCGTTTTTATTTACAGTCAGGGTTGCTTTTGTATAATCTACCCCAACATTTAATGTATCGACTGAGAATGTTGAAGCACCGTTTGTATCATCACCATTACAAACCAAATAAGATACTTTGACAATGTTTCCGTTCTTCAGTGCTTTACCGAGTGATCCTGAACCAAAGACAAGTTCATACTTTCCTTCGTATGCCTCTTCTAAGAAATATACAGGGGTTGTCGCATATACTTGCTTGATATCAGTTGCCTGTGTGAACTCAACTTCAGTAGTATCCGTCTCAGATTCTTGTACGAACACAGTAAGACTAGTCATGTCCACTCCTGCATTCGGTATCACAAATCTTTGTGCCTTAGAATCAGATACTGTAAAACGATGCGTTAATGGAATACCTTCTTTGATTGTTACGTCTTTCGAAAATGTATTGTTAGCATTAACAACCGTATATGCTTCTGGTGTCACATATGTGTATTGAACGTCATCGATGGTTGTAGTGAACTTTGAATTCTTAGGTATTGTAAATTGTGAAGTCGAGTTGTCAACACCAGTAAATACTAGATTAATGTTTGCAGATGCACCGATAGCAGAGACCGGAACGTATCCAAGTTCTTTTGCTTTTGACACAACAGACTCTCTCTGTTGAGCAGTATCCAAGAACATCTCATTTGCCAACATATTAATGTAGTATGAATTATAGTGTGTGTTGTATGCCAACACATCTAATAGAGTCGATATAGCAGACCCTTCAAAGTTATAATCTTGGAACTGTGTCTGAGTCGATAAGAACGACTTTAGGTTGGTTCTGATATCTTCAAAGTCTAACTCTGTAACTCTTAAGTAACTGTTTGCTGATGTTGCCATTATCGCACTCTTTCTAAAATTACGTCTAACACTACTGGATTCGGATCATTATTAACAAAGAATGCAACAGATACTGTAAGTGCATTCAGGTCAGGTCTTTCTTCAACGAGCACCTCTATGACTTCTGCACGAGGTTCGTGATTATCAATAACCTCACGAATTGCATTTTCCATTTGCTGTTTTACCGGAGGGGTAAACAATTCAAATAAGAAATAACGAATTGAGCATCCAATCGTTGGTTTGAAAGGACGCTCATAGTAATCTGTAAGAATCAGAGACTTGACAGACTGCTTTACTGCTTCTCTATTTTGTTTTCTTGTCAACTTATTCGTAACAGGATGTTGTACGAAAGATAAGTCAAGATCACTAAAAATTGTATCTGCCATGTCCCTTCTCTATTTATTCTGAGTTCTTCTGGTTTTGAATCTCTGCACGTCTTTCTTTACACAACTTAGAAATTTCAGCAAGTGCTTTACGTGCCCTTGTACCTGCTGTTTTGTTCCCACCTTCAAACTTTTCAGATTCAGATGAATACGTTTCTACCAAATTTAATAAATTATCATGAATATTCATAAATTACCTCTTGACATGATTTATTGCACTGTGTATAATAACTATGTGCCAACTTAAATACTATTTATATCAACCACCAATAAATACAGTTTCAGATCCTGTTTCTACTTTATTTGATCCATCACTTCCTGATATACCTGCAGGATCATCTCCTGTATCAACTGTGTCATCAATACGAGCTGCTCCTTTTGTACCATTATTAAGATTAATGGTTCTGCCATCGATTGTGATATCTCCTTCCACATCAACATCCCAGTTTCCACCAATCGTTGTTGTGCAATTCTCATCAATGACTAACTTAACATTTCCTTTTACATGAATGGAATCATTTCGATGTACCACTGAATATCTGTCTCTGACAATGTGTGTAATGATATCACCATCAGGACCGACTTCATAAAATGTTCCTGACTTATGCCACTCACGAATTCTTTCTGCATCTGGTGTATCATCATATTCTTTAACATGTCCGGACTTAGTTTCCATCACATGATTGTGAGGATATTCAGCGGCATAAGGAGACTCTGGTTCAGATATGTCTGAGTCGGCAGTGTGAGTTTTTGTATTCTCACCCCTTGCAAGTTTATTGATATCAGACTCATCTACATACTTTGGATATTCTTCATCAGGGTCGTTAAATCCAAGACTACCGTCTGGCATTGTTGTTGGTGCACCGGGTAACGATCCTAAGATCATTGGTTCTTGTGCTCTTTGCCCATCAATAAAAATACCAAATACCCATGACCCCTGAAGAAGTCCAAATGTTTCACCGATACCAGATACTGATGCACTTGTTGTAGGCGTAACAACAACTGCCCAAGGCAGTGAGTCTGTCGGTATTTGTGATTTGTCTTCGGTATGCCATCCATAGCATCTTACCCTAACCCTTCCTAATTCTACAGGGTCATTGATATCCTCGACAACACCAAGAAACCAGACAGTATCTGTCCCGATGAAATTTCTCATTTGTTCTCAATATATTTTAGAAAAGAGAGGAGACCATTTTTAAGAGTCTCTTTATTCTTCTCTTGTTGCGCAATCCCATCTGCTAAGTGATCAAAAGATTCCGAGAACTTTTTTTCTTGGTTTTTTCTTTTTTGGATTTTCTTCAACGAGAGTTTCCTCATGCGCAGGTTCTTTAATCTCTTGTAAGAACTCTGGTTGTGGTTGTGTTTCTGGTTCTACAATTTCTTGTAGGACTTTTGGTTGACCTTTCTTTGGTAATGGCATATTACATCTCCGGTTTCTTTACTGTTTTCAGTGCGTCCTTTGGAACGTTCTTACTGATCCATGACCACAACTGTTTTGTTACAGATGCATCATTCTCGAAACGTTTACCCGGTTTCTTGAGAGTTACATATGTAAAGTCTTTGACTACAATGTTTCCACTAGCAGTCTTGATTGGTTTTCCATCTTTGTCTTTAAATGGAATCGTCTGATCACGATTATTCAGAATGACATTGACAGATCCGTTGACACCACGAGGCAGTTTGCCTTTGATAATCTGCGACATAGTTTCTGCCGCTCCGACGTGAGTTTGTAGAAGAATCTTATCTGGCACAACACGATCACGTTCTTGGTTTGCTTGGACTGCAACATAATAGTCAGTCAGTACCCACGTGACGTGAATGTTCTTACCATCATATCCCAATGCATTCAGCATCGGCATCATCTCTTTGATGTCTTCAATCTCTTTTAGTGTAACATCAAACATCAAGTTTGGCAATACACCTTTCTTACCTGCATCTGATAGGGACTTTGCAAGCAAGTTGAGACGTGCGTCTTTCACACCGGACTTCTTGACCATCATGTGTAGATCAAATACGTCCTGTGAGTTCTTGAGGTTCATGTTTAGATTACGCACCTTGATGAACAGTTTCTTAAGTTCGTCAACGTCGAATACCTTGAACTTGTCTGCTTCCATGAAGTTGTTTTGTGCGAATCCCTTTCCAGATCCTGCGCCCCCTGCAAGAAATACAACCTGACCGTACTTGGCACCGTTACCATACATGATCAGTTTTTCATCTAACTGCTCATAGTCTCTAACATCGATATGTTCTTTGAATCCTAGTATCATACTTCTGTGTCCTTCGCACACTCTATTATTGTGACGTATTCTGATTGTGATTTTCCACCAAACTTATGTCTAAGGTTGGTAACGATATATTTTCCACTCAAGTATTTATCTTCAGACTTTTCTTTCTTTTTCAAAGTTGTTCCATTTGGTATTACAATTTCAATCACGTTACCTACGTTGAGATCAGAGTTTCCCGGTAACGTCACTTCCATCACAGTATTGAAAATATGTCTTTGGTATGACTTCTTAACATTTAAAAACTTGTTGACTTTTTTCGGTAAATGATTTTCATCTGAGAGCACTGAGTCAGAGTCATGATCATTTCTGGACTGCAACATGTAAACTGATGAATCACCTTGCACTTCACCTTTAATTGATGAAGAGTTTAACTTATTGAACTTACTTTGATATGAACTGTAATTGTAAACAAATTCTTTCTTCGTTTTTCGTAGAATATCGATATTGATAAGTTTTGACCTAAATAGTCCTGCACTTGCATTTTTTAAGAAGTCTGTTTGTCTGATCACGTCGTATTTGACTATCTTTTGATAGTCCTTAATTACAGTGTCTCCGGACTCATCTAAGTCATTGATATTTGTTTGGACATATGTGAATGTATCTATGGGATCCTCTTTGACCAAATTTCCCAGATCTTTATAATTAAATCCTTTACTGTCTTCGTAGAAAACATAATATGGTATATGACTGTCTGAGTCTGATTCAGCAGTGAAAAAATTAATCGCGTCATCTGGTGACATATTTGGAATAATTATTTTTTGAAGACCATTAGTAGGATCGATATTCACTTCCTTTTTTACAACAGTATTCAGAACGCCTTTATTATTCCTGTAGAAGTCTTTTGCAATCGAATTGTAAATAAACTCATTGATAACAGATGATGCCATGTCTGATATGATAGAACCAGACTTACCTCCATATGCTCTCGATATTTTTTGAGGTGTTGCATAGTATGCTTCGATTGATATGCAATTCAAAGTATATGTTTCTAACTTGTCACTGACTCTTTGTCTATTTGATATATCATGGACTCCAAAAATATGTGTATTGAATTCCATATCTTTACTATTGGTCTTGAATGCAATTGCAATCAGCTCACCTCCAGTGAACCCTCCAATGTCATCGATGAAAGAAAGTCCATCAGAGATTTGTATTTCTGCTTCAAGGTAGTGAGAAAACATATTCTGATAGATGTTTGTCTCCAGAACAAGTCCAGTGATATCGTCAATCGATCCGTCCGTCGCAATATGCTTGAACGTTTCAATTTCTACAATCCCTGCACCAAAAGAATTTGACATTATACTATACCGTCAGTGAGAATTGTTTTGACTTCGGATAAAACTTTATTGACGTATCTTTTATCTAGAATGCGTATTTCTCTATTATTGTCATTCTTTTCTACTTCATAATCATACTTTGAGATAGACTCTCTGGAAGATTCTGACAAAGAATTATACGTAGTCTGATCGACGACTAAATAACGTTTCTTAATCTTAGTTCCATCGAATCTAATTGACTCTTCATTTAGAACCTGTCGATACTCATGCACCGTTGCTTGAGCAGTTGGTACTGATCCGTATTTTGTTCTGATGTAGTTTGTGAAATCTTCATTGAACAACGGCCAATCGAAATATGGATCATGTATATTATTGTAATGTAAAACTAACCATGCAAGATCTGAATCACCGTAATACTTGTCGGCAATTGTGTCTGGACGATCTCCATCTTGTACCTGATATTCGTAGAATGTGTCTGTCCGTTCTTGAAGATCTGTTCTCACAATAAACCTTCTCAACACATTTGTCAATGTGACTTTTTGTCCAAGGTTTTGAAGATCGTGATCTATTGTTGGAAAATGTTTAAAATATTCTGACATCAGTCTCTACTCTGTTGGTATCTATCGTCCAAAGTATTTTTTGTAACGATGAATGTTTCTTGGAATGTCATATTGATCTCAATCGAAACAGGTGCACCCGTCGAATCAAAGAACAAAGGAATACCTTCTCCATTGTAATTTACATTGAAGTCTTTGAGTACACATGTTCCGATATCATATAAGTACGGTCTGACAGTATCGGCAAATTCAATTTGAAATTCTTCTGGATATGAGAATGCCAAACTACCTGCCGCGTATTCTGGATGCATGTAGTACTGGAATGTGTTGATCATTTTGCGAATGGTATCAGACTCTTCTAGATTTCTGGCAATGAACTTATATTGAAATTGATGTGCTCTAAAACCTACACCTTCAAATACTGTTGCCAAGTGTGGATTGAGTGCGATTCCTTCGGATACCTGTACTGCAGCTCCTACATCACCTGCAGTTCCTCCAAGTGCCAACAGACCTGCAACTCCACCACCAATCTTTGCCGCGGCACCTGCAACTGCGGCAGGACCGAGAAGACCTGCTACTCTAGTCGCGGCATCTGCATCACTGTTTTTGTATGCTTCAGTTGCTTGTGCCATTTTACTGACGACACCATCTACTAAAGAAGTAGTCGCATTACTCAAATCTTCCGCATTAATCTTACCTGCAGCCATCCCTCCAAAAATACCAAGTCTGGTGTCTGAGTATCCTGCTGATGAATTTAACTGCAGGTTTGATGGAATTGGTAATACGATGTTTTGAAGAGTTCTAGTTTCTTTTACATCATTTCTATTTCTACGTCTATCTTTCATTACCTTAAACATAATGTAGTGATCGTTATCCAAATCAGTAGGAAAGATAATTGGATTTTTGACGTTGGGATTATTATATAGTTCTTTAATAGGAGACGAAACCGAGTTGCCCTTTATCTTCTTTTTGAGCAATTCGTTGAAGTTTGTTGAAATGGAGATCCCATTCGGTCCTGCACTGACAGAGAACCCACCTTTACCTGCCGCTCCTGCGACACTCTCCAATGCTCCTGAGACCTGTCCTACAACTGATTTACCATCGGTGACAAGTTGTTTAAGGGTTTGCTTTGGCATCTAAATATCCATGATTGTAGTTATAAGTGAAACTATTTATATGAAAACGCTCAAGGGCAAGTACCAAGTTAAAAATATTAAGAAGTACAATGGAAATCATGATAAGGTGTTTTACCGTAGTTCTTGGGAATTAAAATTCTTTAATTACTGTGATAGAAATCCAGACATCGTTCAATGGTCTTCAGAAGAAATTATTATTCCATACAAGTCTCCAATTGATGGACGATGGCACAGATACTTCCCTGACGTATGGATGAAGACAACAAATGGAAAAGTATATTTGATTGAGATTAAACCATTCAGAGAAACGCAAGAACCTAAGAAGAAAAGCAGAATTACAAAACAATACCTTAACGAGGTAAAGACTTATGGAATCAATATAAATAAGTGGAAGGCTGCGGAAGAATATTGTAAAGACCGCAAATGGGAATTTAAGATCATCACAGAAAACGAGTTAAATCTATAATGGCAAAAGTCTTTGACGACATTCTAGTACGAGGAGTAAAGCAAGGTAAAATCCCTGCGCGTACACAAGACGCACGTGAGTGGTTTCGTAATAAAGCAAGATCGTCAAATACTAATGATAGATATCCAGACAACATAATCAAGAGTAGTGCTAAGTCCAACGGTGTTGAAGTTGGGCACATGTATCATTTTTACTATGATCCTAAAACTAAAGCAACTCTACCTTATTATGATAGATTCCCACTAATCTTTATGGTTGGTCCTGCTAAAGATGGTTTTTATGGGATTAACCTACATTACCTTCCACCAAAACTCAGAGCATCTCTCATGGACAATTTGTATGATATTGCATCTGATAGAAGGTATGATGAGGGGACTAAGTTGAGAATTAAGTACAGTCTTTTGAATGGTGCGTCTAAATATAGATACTTTAAACCAACCTTCAAACACTATCTCAATGCACACGTCAATTCTAAGTTTGTCAAGATCGATTCTTCAGAGTGGGATATTGCATTGTTCTTACCAACAGAAAGATTTGAGAAAGCAGGTAAGTCTAGAGTGTTTGCAGACAGTAGGAAAATGATATCATGACGTTCAATGTCAATAACTTAATATCATCAATCAATAAATCTGGTGTTGCTAAGACCTCACATTTTGAAGTTCAGATAACTGGTGTTGGTGAAACAGCAATGGAAGAATCTCTCATGGCAAGAGCAGAGACTGCAGAACTTCCGGGTCGTTCTTTGATGACCGCAGAACACAAGTTTACAAACTACGGTCCGATCAATAAAGTGCCTTATGGTGGACAGACATATACTGACTCGACTATTACATTTATCATGTCGGAAGATATGCGAGAAAAAGAATATTTTGAATACTGGCAGAATAGAATTGTTAACACTGGTGCTTTTGAGACAGGATCTGGTCAAGCAGACTTTTACGGATACTCTCAATCTAAATTCAATCCAAAATATTTTGACGAATATCTTGGGACAATTATTATCAGACAGTATGGTTCCGCGGGTGATCTAAGATCAGTTCATACACTGAATGAAGCATATCCTCTTATCATCAACCCTGTTTCGATGTCATGGGGTTCTGAGGAAGTAGCAAAGTTGGGTGTGACATTTTCATACAGAAATTATAAAGTTGTCTACGCAAAACAAGATCAACCCGGTCTTGGTTTTGGTTTTTCTCTCAATATTGGAAAAGGTGGACTTCAAGGTTCAGCAAGACTACCCGGTATTGGAAATATCGCAGGTGCTCTTGGGGGAGGAGGTCTTGAGACTGTTAACGCAACAATTGGTGACATTAATAACAGAGTGGCGCAGATACGTAAAGCATTTTAAAGTGAGGTTAAATTATGGCACTGCCTAGTATATCGACTCCGGAATTTAGTACAAAAATTCCTTCGACTGGAGAAGAAATTAAATATCGTCCGTTCCTAGTAAAAGAAGAAAAGATACTTCTTATGGCAATGGAAGGAAACGATCCAAAAGAAATTGAGACAGCAGTAAAAAACATTTTGAAGAGCTGCATACTAAATGAGATTCAAGTCGACGATCTAGCAATGTTTGATTTGGAGTATCTGTTCCTGCAGTTGCGAGGAAAGTCTGTTGGTGAGGTTGTAGAACTGACCATAACTCATCCAGACAAAGAATGTAAGCACAGAACAGATGTTAGTATTAATGTAGATGATATTCAAATTATCAATCTAAAAAAAAAAAAAAAAATTATGCTAACCGATGACATTGGTGTGATGATGAAATATCCAACTATGGGTGATGCAATGTCAATGTCAAGTGAAAATACTGACGCAGTGTTTGATATACTAGCAAAGTGTATTGACTACGTATTTGACCAAGAAGACGTGTACAATGACTTTACACAAGAAGAATTGGTAGAATGGATCAATGGATTAAATCAAGAGCAGTTCCAAAGAATTTTGAAGTTCTTTGAACTTATGCCGAAACTTTCTCATACTCTTGAATGGACATGCGCAGAGTGTGGAGAAAAAGATAGTATTGTGATTGAAGGATTAAACAATTTTTTTACGTAGGCATGAGCCATAACAATCTGGCAAATATGTACCAGTTGAACTTTGCACTCATGCAACACCATAAATATAGTTTAACTGAATTAGAGAATTTGATACCCTTTGAAAGGGATATCTATGTGACTTTGTTAAAGCAGTATCTTGAAGAACAAGAAGAACGAATGAAACAAAAAGGATAGTCACATGTCAGAAGAAGAAAATAAAGGTTACCATCCCGCAGACCTAAATGGTGATGGTGTTGTAACTGAAGAAGAACGTGAGATGTATTTAGAGTTCAAACGCAAAGAACTGGAAGACCAAGACCAACAACGCGACGCTATCAGAAAGATGGCATGGTTCTCTCTCTTCGGTCTCCTATTATATCCATTTGGAATCTTCATTACATCTTTCCTTGGATTAGACAAAGCATCAAATCTAATTGCAGACATAGCTCCGACTTACTTCGCCTCGATCGCGGTTCTCGTCAGTGCTTTCTTTGCCTCAGACGCGGTGTCACAAAAGAAGAAGTAATATAAATGGCAGAAGAGAAGAAACGAGGACTACCTGTACTTGATGTGATGGGAACATATTTCTCACAGCAAGAAGTAAAAGGTGCAGAGAAAACTGAGAAAGCAATCAAAGAGTTTAGTAAGGATCTTCAGAAAGCTATCAAATCAAATGGAGTATCGATTGCTTCTCAGACTTCTGTATTGCTTGAAATAAAAGATGTCCTTGCAAAAGCATTTGATATTGATGAAGAAAGATTAGACCTCATCAAGGAACAGATGCGTCTCGATGCTGAAAGACGATTAGAAGAATCAAGAAAAAAGGATTTGGGAGACGATAATAAAGTCAAACGAGATCCTTATGATATGAGTCTTCTTAAACTGTTAGCAGGAGCAGGAGGTCTTGCTTTCGGTGCCGCTCTTGTTGGAGCAATTGCAGGATTGCGAGGATGGGAAGGAAAAGCAATTAAGAATTTAAGATTACTTGCGACAGTTCCTGAAATTGTTCTGGATGGAATGAAGGGACTTAGAAACAGTGTTCTACGCACATTTGGATTGAATCCTGCAGGAATTCCTATAAGAGGTGCTGATGGCAGATTTACTGGTGAAAGAATAGGTATACGTCAGCAAATATTAAACTCGATGGATAATTTGAGAACGAGGTTTTTAAATTTCTTCGGTATAGGTGCTGATGGTAAACCCATTATGACTCAAGGTGCTGATGGTAAATTTAGAGGTCCGTCTTTCATGAGTCGGGTTAATTCTTCAGTATTCAGATTCTTTGACAATTCAGTCAAAAGTATCACCGAGGGATTTCGAACATTGTTCACAAGTGTCAGTGAAATGTTTAAAGGCACAGGATTCATAGCAAAAGCTGCAACTACTTTTAAAAATGTGATTACCAAAATTCCTATCATAGGTCAAATTCTTGGTGTCATATTTTCTACGATTGAAGGTGCAATTGCGGCATTCAATGCTGAAGGGGGAATCTTTACAAAGATCCATGCATTCATTTCAGCATTCATTTCTGATTTCTTTGGTTCATTTTTTGACCTAGTTAAAGATCTATTATCTTGGGGATTAGGTCTTTTAGGATTTGAACGGGCAGAAAGATTCTTAGATTCGTTTAGTATTGAAGACGAATTAGAAAAGTTTTTATTGAAACCAATTGATTACATTAAGAATGTTTTTAGTTGGATGGGTTCTATGTTTGATTCTGATGCAGAACGCGCACTCACTTCTGCACAGGCAAATCTAAAGAAGAGCAAAGACTTACTTGTTGAGAATGAAGAAGCAATTCAAGATGCTATGGATATGGGTGATTATGATGCCGCAGACAATCTGAGAAAAACAAGAGAAGCATTACTTAGAAATAGAGAAAGTAGAGAAAAAAGTGTTCTTGATGCACAAAGAGCACTTGAGGAAGAAGAAGCAAAACCAAGTTTCTTAGAAAAGATGAGGACATTGGATGTCAGTGAGTTCTTAAGAAATCTTGTTGCAGGTGTCTTACAATCAATTCAAGGTGAAGATGGTTATTTCTATAGTGGATTGAGAAAGTTGATGGATTCTGTTGGTGCATATGAATTTGCAAGAATCAATCCTGAGACTGGTGAAGCAATAGCACCTACTCCTCAAGCACCAATTACTCAAGCAGTCCAACCTATTGATGAATTCACTGGAGCAGAAGTTGATGCTAGATCGAGAGAACAAGCATCGGTTAGTATGTCACCAAGTGTAACTGTGACTGCACCGCAGACAATGGTTCAGACTGATAATTCTGTAAGAAGCAATACCACGACAATTGCTCCTGCATCACCGAGAAGAGGCAGAATGCCTCTACCTCAAGGATATCAAGACCCTATATATGGGGCGTAAAAAAGGGGACATTGCGTCCCCTTCATTTTAGTCGTTTGCTAACTGTTCAAAGAATGACAAATCGTCATCATCTTCTGCCGTTGCGACAGGAGTCTTTGGAGCAGGAGCAGTTTTAGTTTGAGGAGTAGGATCGAATGGGATCTCATCCGCCTCTTCAAACACAGGACGTGCCTGAGTCGCACCCCCAGATAAACCCAACACCTTGTCGAGTTTCTGCTTGAGTTCGTCGTATGACTTGAACTTGTCTGATGATACCAACTCAGATAGTGAGTTGAGAGAGTTGTATACTACCTCAAGTTGCTCATCATCACCATCGAACAATTCACTCGGCGAATCAAACTCTGATTTATCGTAGTTACGATAACCTTCTACGTTACGGATCTTCAGTTTGAAGTCCGCTCCTTCCCAAAAATCAAATGGGTTCACAGGAGTTTCGTCTTCGAACTCTGGTTGCATAAGATCGTTGATCTTATCCCAAATCTTCTTGCCATATTGATACAAGAACACCTTACCCTCATTCTGAGGATTAGATGGGTCTTTAATGACCATGATATTTGAGAAGTACTTCAGACGACGTTTCTGCTTACGTGCCTGTTCTTTACCTGCATCAGTACCATTGTTCCATAACTCTGAGTTATACTCTGAGACAGGATCCTTCTGACCAATAGTAGTCAGAGAGTTTTCAATGTACCAACCACCCGGTCCTTGAAACCCGTGATCAAAAACACGCACCCAAGGTAGGTCTTCATTAGCAGGTTCAGGTAAGAAACGAATCACTGCATAACCATTACCTGCCTTATCAACAGTTGGTTTCCAGATACGATCATCTGGTCCGTTTGATTGTTGTTCACTCTGAGAGAGTTTAGCAGTTTCTTGGAGCAGCTTGTCGAGTGACTTAGTGCGTGACTTTTTGAGGGATGCAAATGAGTTTGCCATATCTTCGTATTCCTTGTATAGTTGTATAGATTGTATGTAACTTGTCCACGTATTCATAATGTATTTCTTTATATTACACCAATTAGGGGATGGTGTCAACCCTTTTTATTTAGTGAATTGGATTCTTTTTGATCTCTGACTTTTCTTCATTTGGATGAAGATTTTGTGTAACGTATGAGAAATTTACTTCAAGTTCTTGTATTCTTTTTTTAAGTTCCTGATTCTCCTTCTCTAGTTCAGAAATTTCGATTTGAAGTTGTGTTAAATCGTTATGTGTCATGAGTATATCTCCAATACAATAGATTTTAGTTTTTTTATATCAGCATTGGTGAAATGATAAAAGAATGGTCTATAGTTTTCTATCAATTCGATCAGTTCATTTAATATCAGATCATCCTGATTTTTCCAATGCCGAGTAAAGTGCACTAGATCATCTAATATGATTAGACTTTCTAATGACAATTTACCTCTTTGATAGAGACGGAATGCGTATGGGTGCATCCCATCTTTTATAACAAATAAGTTATTAAAGTCATCCTTTATATCATGTATGTGTGATAATTCTTCGTGAAAGTTATATGTGAGAGATTCTATTCTCTTGCGCCATTTCTTATAAACTATTTCAAAATATGGTGTAAGTAAGTCACCAATCCATCCTTGTCTGTTTCCATCAATTGTTGATGCGACCAGAAACTTTAAAAACTCTTCCTTTCTTTGATATTTCTTTGCAGCTTTGTCAAACAAATATTTATCTTTTCGGACTTCAAAAGCATTGTAGTTTACTTTATTCTTTCCATTATATTTAAAATAATCATATGTTCCTTTCTTGAAGTGATGGTTTACTGCAAGAAAGGTTTGATAACAATCAAATCCACTCATCTTTTCACTCATATGGGGAGTCTGTTGGGTTTCTCCAGAAAGTTTAATTCTTCTGCTTCATATCTAATTTTTTCTTTAATATTCACATTGATAAGTTTAGCTGCCGTTTCTATCTCAAATTCATTCTCATCACACCACCAAGTGATTGCATCCATATATGTCAATCTTTTTTCTTTAACGATGCCCTCGATGAGCAACGAGAACTTTTGAGTAGTCATTAGGTCTAGCATTGTTGTTCCTTAATTTATGAAGACTCTATGAGTATATAACGGATTGACATCCTTGTCAAGACCAATATTTATAAATAGAGACTCTAACCATTGATTGAACTCTCTTTATTATTTTTTCGTCATGAGTCACAAAAGGAAGAACTCATGATTTTCGAAACCATCGCGGCAATAAAAATTGCTAATGAGGCAATCGGAGCAATTAAAGAATTCGCAGGTCATGTCGAGTCTGTTGGTCAAATGGGCAAAGATCTAACTAGACTCGCAGACGCAAAAGAAGATCTTGAAAAAAGAGCGGCAGAAGGTGATATGGACTGCTTCTTCGAACTCGAAAAAATCCAAAGACATGAATATGAAGTCAAGCAAATGTTTATTTATCAGGGACGCCCCGGTCTTTGGGACGACTACCAAAGGTTCATTCAGAATCGAAAGACACTTCGTGAAAACGAACGTAAACGTCAAGAAGCAAAAGCAAAAGCAAAAAAGAAAATGATCAAAGACACTTTAGTATATAGTGGAGTTGGTCTCGCCTGTCTTACAGTTATTGGTGCAGGTATCTGGTTCCTAATGTACATCATCTCATTAAAATAAAAAGGAGAGAGATATGGAATTTGTAATCGATCAATTAGTAACTTGGTGGCAGTTTACTGTCGTTGGTGTTCTCATTCTTGTTGGATGGGTTGCTAATCTTTTTGGCATAGACAATGATAAAGAACTCATTGGATTCTCTTATAAAGAGATGCCACATATGCAACCGATTAAGATCGACACTGCAGGTAAAGGATTCTGGGGTGCAATTTGGTTATGGTTTGTGGGTGTACGTCAGTGGAGAATCGTAAAAGACTTTGAATATACTATACATGGTGATACCTATGTTATTCCTGCAGGATTTGAGTTTGATGGTGCATCGGTGCCTAAGTTTCTTGCGACTTGGTTATCACCAACAGGTGTTCTTCTTATGGGCGGATTGGTTCATGATTATGCATATAAATATGAAACCCTCCTAAGAACAGACGGATTGACACTAGGCACTCTGTCACAGAGACAAGCAGACGTGATCTTTCGTGACATTAACATAGAACAGAATGGATTCCATCTGCTGAACTATCTTGCTTACTGGGCATTACGTATTGGTGGGTTTGTTGCATGGAACGCACATAGAAAAAGAAATGCAAAGGTGAAGTAATGTTAGAAATATTATTAGTCTTCTCCATGAATGGAGAAATGGAAGATATATCGGAGAGAATATTTGTATCGTATGAAGAATGTGCGGAGTTTGTTAACACTATTGCAGATAATGATGTAGTGAACTCAGACTATGGATTTAAATTCGTCGCATCTGATGGTATCCTATTTGAAGGACAGTGCATCGAGATGCGAGAATGGTTTCTCAAAAATAGTACTTAGATACCTTCAGGGAAGAACAGTTTCATCTGATCTCCACTTGCGATAACGCATGCCATACCTACTTCACGATTGACGACAATGAACGACCAAGTAGTTGTTCCTGCGTTAATCCATAAGGAATGAAATAGATCATGACCTTGTTGGTTTTGACTGGGTGCCATCATGATAATTTCCTCAGAGTATTTTTCTCTGAGACCATCAACTATATGTTCACTGTCCCCACAAAATATAGGAAGTTCTTGTTGTTGCGGTTCAATATCACGGTGATCGGCATTCAATGCTGTCGTCCATAACAACATGAATATTGCGATTAAATATTTCATGTTTAGTGCCTTTGTGATGAATGAAGGCTCTGTTCTGTTGCCAAGGAGAGCCGACCCTCCGCAGTCTTAATCAAGCTGCAAGTGCGAAACTTTCATCGTTTGCATTTATCGTTTTGCGATTCTCTTTCGACCATCCATCTGCCTGTCGAACCCAAAGCATCCCCCCAAATACCACTCTTCGTGAATGATATTTGGTGGAGATGAGGGGAGTCGAACCCCTGTCCAAACACCTTACTGCCGATGTCAACAAATCACATATTATTTATATGTACTTTGCAGTCATATAATCGATCCAGAAAACTGCATCGTATTCACTATCAAACCAATCAATAGCACTTTCACAAATGACTGGATTCCAAGCAAATACCATAACGGTACCGTCCATCTTAGAAACTTTAATATCCCAATCACCTATTTGTGCCAGTTCATAGCTCTCAAAGAATTTGTTGCTCATCTTTGTATCTCGCAATAGTTTTCACACACTCAAATATATAGTTGTCCCGTTTCTCCACAAAAATTTGCGGAGAGGAATCATCTACTGCGATTACAATGACAATTTGATCAATTGGTATTTTTGTACGTTCTTCCCACATCACACAATATGCGGATGCTTGTTGAAAGTAATTACCAATCCACTCTTTCTTTTTCTCTTTACGAGAAGTCTTAAAATCTATTACTGATAGTTTTCCATTCCACTCTGCGATACAGTCAACACGCCCTGCAACTCCAAGATACTCAGACCAGAGGGGAACTTCTTGTGCGTACACATTGTCAATACATTCATCAAGTATCGGTTTGATCGTCTGAAACGTTTCTCGATCTGCAGGAAGGAATTTTTTGATATCCAATTCGTTGTTGATGTAGTCTTCGCACATCTTGTGGACATTAGTCCCCCTTCTCGACGCACGTGTCGATATTTTATTTGCCTCTTCCTCACCGACTCTTTTCCTCCACGCCTTGATAGCATCTCTTGACAGGATCGACAAGACCGTTGTAATAGAGGGCAGGTTTCCTTTTGGTGTTTTGTAGAATCGTTTTCCATTGACGTTCTCTGTTTCCATCTCTTCTAAAATGAAGTCTTTATGTGTAAACATTATAAGTCCATATTATATTTTCCGGACTTTAGTCGCCCATGTTTTTTTGCGATCTCGGCAGTTTTGACTGCTTTAGTGCTTCGTCCTCCTTGCTTTTCTGCGAGAGCAGAGTTCGGATGTGCTTCCGCGATGCGCGCAATATTTTCTTTCCAACCTTCATCGTTTTTTATTCCTCCTGAACCTCGCACCATTGATGGTGCTCCCATAATTTGTCTTATGTGAGGATTTTCTTTTAGATACATTTCTCTATTTGCCATAGTCAGTTGTAGACTGAATCTATTGCCTGTTTCTGTATCTTCAAAATCATACATTGGCATAACTAAACCACTCCGGTACATCTCTGTTTGTCCACTTGCAAAAACTTGCTTTCTCTTTTATATAGTATCGACGGTATGCATCGATTGGGTTGAGCATCTTACAGGTGAATGGCATTGCCTGTGGGGGTTCTGTCATAAGACCTGTGGGTATGTTTTTAGGAGCAGTAGTCAGTTTACCGTACAGTTTCTTTGCCGTCTCATGTACACGTCCGTAACGGTGTTCATACTCCTCACAGAGACGCAGAAACAATTGGTTGACCCATAGGTAGTTACCATGATTCTGACGCAACCAAATGTTATCTGGATGATTGACGTGAGATGCTTTGTATAGCAGTTGCTCACGGTCATCGTCGAGTCTCCAACGTTTGATACGACGACCA